TACCGGCCTGCCGATGACGAAGTGCGCCACTCGAGACCAAGTGGTAATAGACGCTGGATCAGTACCAGCGAACGCAACTACTTCCCCCTCGGTCGAAACGAAGGCGATGTAATCCACGAGGTCATTGAGCGAGTCGGTAAGCGTCACAATCGAGTGCAGCCGTCCACCGCGCTTGAACAGCGAAGCCAGGTTGAGCTCGGTGAGCGCCCCGGTAATTGATCGGACCGGCAAGTACCAAACCGAGAAGCTGTTCTTCTCGCCGAACCACAATCGGTCTTCGTAAACTGCAACGGTAAACAGGTCCGCGGTAGTCACTCCGGTCATGGTCGAAACGATCCATGTGGAACCGTCGTACTGCAACGCAGGATCAGCCCCGTTTACTAGGACTACGAACTGCCCGCCAATGGTGCCGAAGTTCTGGTAATCGTACCGAGTCGAGGTGACAGCTTGAACCGTCGCACCTGCCCCACCGACTACAGGAACGGAAAGAGCCCCACCAGCCGTACCGTTGAAAATAGACCGAGTGGAACCGTTCACTACCGCAGGGAAAATGCTCGTAGCTACCGACCCGGAATAGACGATGATCGCCTCGCACTGCCCGGTGAACGTAGCGTATGGGTCATACCCTAGCCGAACGTCAACGCTCGTCGGCGTCGGAAAGAAGTTGTCTAGGACAAGAGCGTCCGTCTCGCCCATGTTGGCCACTGAATCTCGAGCATTGAGACCCCCGACCGGAGCAGGCAGCGAAACCTGCTTCGAGACCGGAGCGCCGCGACGGACTGAGTAGGCTGGCTGTCTCACTACAAGTTCCACGATCCGACAGGAACGACCACGAACGGGCGGTACTCACCCGTCGATCCCATCATCGAAAGCGTGGGCTTGGTTCCGTCCCTCGCCATCGCATCGGCAACCATTCGCTCATACGTCACGAAGTCTTCGGTGTAGTCGAGCTTCTTGGCTGCCCGCCATCGCCACAGCAACCCCTGCTGCATGATGTCTTCGTCGAGCAGCATTTCGTCGGAATCAACCGTGATCGCTTGCTTGTACGTCGTCCCCAAAGTGTCAGTGGCCCACATGCGGTCAACGTACTCAAAGGCGCACGTTTCCCCAGCTGCTGGAACAGGCGAGAAGAGCAGCGTATTGCCGCGGATTCGGTATTCGCTGATCGGCCCAGTGACTGAGAAAGCTTTATACGCCTGCCAATGCTTCGGTGACTTCGGACCTAACACCGGCCAGATGCGGTCACGATTCCAAATCGTATCGTTGACGATGTACCGGAACGTGTGCCCCACATCACCTGCGGTGATGATTGCGGCAATCGTGCCTTGAGACTCAGTAGCCAGTGTGAGGAATGTGACCTCACGAATCAGCACTTGCCACGCGTACCGAGACGAAAGCTCTTTCCCCTCTTTGTTCAGCAACCGTACCAGTTGCATGATCTGAGGATCAGTAGACGCAAGTGCGCTGGTCGGATTCGGTAATCCGATCTCAACGCACGTCGTCTGAATGATGGAAAGAGCCGTCATGGCTTATTGCTCGGCGACCTTTCGCGGACGGCCTGGCCCGCGCTTTTCCTCTACTCCGTCCAACCTAGAGGTAAGGTTCGCTAGTCGCTCCTCGAGTTGTTGGATACGTAAATCCTTGTCTGCCGCCTCAGCTCGTAGGGCCGCTAGCTGCTCGGCGTTGCCGTGCGACAGCCGCGAGTCGAGAAACGCTTGAGCGCGGTCCTTGTCTGCCCTGGACCCCATCCCCGCTCGTTGCATGGCTTCCTCGTTCATCGCAGCGACGTCCTCGACGGTGAACACGCCCATCTGCGCGTAGTTCTCCGCACGCGCTTTGCTGATCGACGCCCAGTCCTTCAGCGGGTATCCAACCGGAGGAGCTTCGCGGCCTTCCTTCCACTGGTCGTATCGCTTGCGAAAGCCAATAGCCCAATCGTTCGGCAGACCACCGTTAGCCGCGAGGCGGTCGTTGTCGTCGAGCCATTCGCTCGCGATTTTCTCAACGGTATCTTTCGAGCCGATCTGCCGGATGATGGCGTAGTCCACGGCTTTCATCACCAGATGGCCGGCTTTTATCGTCTCGTTGCGGTCCTCCTCGGAGCGCTCCTCGAAAATGACGAACGGGGGTCGGGCTTGCATGACAGCGATGTTCATTGTGGTTTCCTACAGTTTGACGAACACAGTGATATCAAGTGCTGTTCCAGCGATGACGACTCGTAGTCCGGTACTCAATGACACTGGGAACTCGCGCCAGCCGATCGCAGGGGTAATAGTTCCGGTAATCGCGTTGCTCGTCCCAGTCGATGGCGAGTCGTGAATGATGATCGTCCCAGCGTTGGTGGAGTTGACGTAGAAGCCGAGCATCTGACACGGCCGCGCAACGAGTGCAGCAGAGGCAGAAGCGTTGATCGCCGTCCCGAAGTTGTTTTCTAACATCGCATCACCCTATCGGGATAGCGAAGAACGTGACGTTGATCGTGGCACCTACCACGAATCGCAACCCCGCTCCTAGCGAGGCGGGGAAGTGGTGATACCCAATCGCGGGAGTGATGGTCCCGCTGATCGCATTATTCGTGCTGGCCGACGCGGAGTCGTGAATCACCAGAGTCCCCGAGCTCGTCGAGTTCACATAGAACCCTAAGAGCAAACAGGGACGCGCAATCGGTACTGCCGATGCGATGGCATTGATCGGCATCCCGTGTCTACGATTCAGCATAGTCCCTCCGACAAACAAACACCGCTTGCTGCGGGTCTTCCAACCTGATGCGCTGCACGTAGGGCCAGATCGCTCGCAGCTTCTCGGTCCACCACTCCGCAGGGCGAACCGTCATGTGCAATGTCTGCCCGATGAACACCCCGAAGCTATCGGGGATCGTGTCGATGTTCAGGTAACAGCCCTTCGCGCACGCCCCGTGGATGGCCCTCAACGTGTCCTCAACCTTGTCGGTCGGGATGTGCTCCATCACGTCTGTGGTGAAGCCGTAGTCAACCTTGGGCAGTTTCTCGGCGTCCCACAGAGGCGACTGCACGAAGGGCACGTCCTCCTCGAGACAGTTGGAGGCGATGTCCACACCGACCGCCTTAAAGCCACGGGACTCGAACCACTTAGTGCAACGCCCAGTCCCACAGCCGAAGTCAGCGATAGACGAGCCTGGCTCTGGCGCCATGTGTTCGAGCGCTTCGTCCACGTATCGAAGCCCAGGCGACACCGTACGGTAATCGCCGAAGGTCCAGATGTTCTCGTACTTGTCCCGCTCCTTGATCTCAGCAGGAACGTCAGACGTCGCGACCTTGATCATCTCTGACAGCAGCCCGTCGGAGTACAACCGCACGTCGAGTTCGCACGTCCGCAGCACCGGACCGAGTGCCTTCGCGAACTGCTCCGCCGTCCTCGCCATCGCTAACGTGGTGAGGAACGTCTTGCCGTTTAGCTTGATCTCGAGGTGCCGGTCCTCCTCGTTCTGCGGCTGCGGGAACGCGTGCTTGCCGCTGAAGTCGTAGCCGAACAGCATTTGTGTGCGATAGCCGAGCGCAGCAGCCACATAGACCGCATGAATGCTCGCCATCCCAATAGGTGCCGTGATGAACTTGAAATCCCCCACCAACGCATCCCGTGCGGTCTGCGTGCCCAGGTGGAACATCGTCACTCTTTTGTCCGCCAGCTCGTCCATCACCGACGGATGAACCTGTGACGCTAGACAGTGATTGGTGCGGTAGGAAGCCTCTGCCACATGCGCGACGTTCGAGGCCCGCGAGTCGATCATCACAAAGTGATCTGACTCGATCCCCTGATCACGCAGGTACTTGTACGCCCCGTTGATCGAGAGCACGTCACAGTCGGGGCGAAACGCTCGGATAACGTCGATGTAGTCAGGGAGCGATGGCCCGCCAGCGACCACCAGAAGGGGCCGTTCGCGCCACGCGTGCTGGGATAGCTCCGCAAGCCCGAGCCCGACGTTGTGCGTGATGTTCCGTATGATCGACTCCCGGTCGTTGTTGACCGGGAGCTCTAAAAAGGCCGGCGAGTTTCCACCCGCCGGCAATGACCCCGACTGCAGGACCATTAATCGGCAACCGCCGTCGTAGCCAGAGGCCACGTCGCGAGTGCCGTGCGGATCGTGTTGCCCGCCGACGCAGAGGCCGAAGCCGCCGCGGTGATCACTAGACCCTGAACCACCATGTTGCCCGCGGAAGCCGTGACGCTCGAGGCCAAACGGCCCGAAGCACCCACACCCCCGATGCCGAGCAACACATCCGCCGCCGTGGAAGCCGTGACACGAATCGAGAACGTGCCGCGCATCCGCGCCCAGAAGTAGGCGTTGTCCGCGATGATCTGCCGCGGAGCCACCCCTACCCTATGCCCAGCCAAACCGAGCGCTGCGGTCAACAGAACGGCCTGCCCGTCCTCGTCAATCGCGAGCGCAAAGGGCTCGTTGAGCGTGGTGGAAATCGCCGCACCCGCCTGGCAGTAACGATAGACGTTACCGTCCGACGTGGCGATCTCCGTGTTGAGAGCAAATTCGGCGTTTTCTCCGTTGGTCGTGGTTCCGTCGGAAACACGGTCGAAGTTGGCGCCGATAACCGGGCTTGCACCTGCTGACATTTCCAATACTCCTATTTCGTAATCCGCTGTTCGTGACGAACAATCTTCGAGACTTGACGCTGGTTAATGCCGTACTCATCAGCTAAATCCTGCTGTGAAATTGACCCGCGACTGTAACGGTCGCGAATCTCCTGCACGGCTTCAAAGCTGATGGACTGATGGTTCCAGCGCGGAAACCGCTCGGTCCGGTCCTTGGTGTTCTGCTTCGCATCGCCGAGGTACAGATGGTCTGGGTTCACGCACTTGCGGTTGTCGCATGTGTGCAGAACCCACAAACCCTCTGGAACCTCTCCGACGTAAAGCAAATACGCCATCCGGTGGGCTTGGATTTGCCCGCCTTCAAACCAGAACTTGCCGTAACCATCACGGTGAAGCGTCGAGCGCCACTCGTGGCACCCGGACTTTACCGGCGTCACCTTGTTACCAAATCTCTCAAAAATGTTCATAGAAATCAGCAGGTTATCATGCTTTAAGGACACCTTGCCGTGCGCGGTTGCTCACGGTCAAGTTCGCCTGCGTCAGAATCGGAATGACGATGGCGTCCTGATTCACCGACCGAAGCTCGGGCATGATCTCCATCCACGCGTCCTGGTGGCCGACCACCTCGAGAAAGTCCGTGTTGACGAAGTACATGTGCGACGTCGCGATGCCCGATGACGAGGAGTCGTGGAACACGTCCGCGCTCTTGTACTTCATCGAAATCATGCCGCCCTTGCCGTTGTCCTCAGGCGCGTATCGCTTGAGGCTGGTCTGGCTCGTCTCGTAGAACGTGAAGTAGTTCTCCGAGGCGACGATCAGGTCCGTCTGATCCGAACCGCGAGTCGTTCGCAGGTACAGCGGCAACATCAAGGATTCGATCGTGGTAGCCGACGGCGTGATACCGCCACCACCCTGTAGAGGAGCAGCCGCAGACTGAACCGTGTTCTGCCAGAACGAGAAGTTCGTCGAGTTGATACCCCCGACCGTCCCGGTTCCAGCGTCCGCAATGAGCGCCTGTAGGCCGTTCATCTGATTCGAGCTCGAACCTGCGGAGTAGAAGTCACTCGACAGACCGTTCGCCAACGTCCGCTGGCCGTTCTTAATCTTGGCCTTCAGGAAATTGATGATGCGGTTCTCGCCGCTGTTGCTGCGAATCTCCAAACCTGACGCGGCGATGTTGACCGCCACCTGCCGCCACGGGAATTCCGCAGCGCTGATGACGTCCGACGCGCCAATGTCGAGAGGGTCGTAACCAGAGTACCGGGTGTACGTCGAATTCTCGGCGTAATCGACC